CCATAAAATCTCGATGGCGGGCCCCCTGACCGCTCCATAGCCAGGAACTCTTTTTTACAGGGACCCAAAACGCTACGTGCAAAGGGGGGGCGACCGGCCATGGACGAAATCGATGAACTCTGCACCGCCGGCCGCCGCCTCTACGACTCGCTGCACGATGAGACCGAGCCGTACTCGCTGACCGTCATGATCCTCGAATCGGCCCGCATCAAGGACCGGCTCGACCTGCTTCACCGAGTCGTTTCGGGCGACGAGGATCTGTGGTTCCGGCTCGCGCCAACCCGCGGAGACGGCGACGTTCTCGAGATCAAGATCGACTCGGGACTACAGGAAGCGCGCCAGCTGGCCGCCGTCCTCCGGCAGATGCTCTCGGAGATCAGGCGCCAGAAGGACGCGGCGACGGGCCCGGTTCTCGATGACCTCCTCGCTGATCTCTGAAGACTTCCCGCAACTGACCGGGCGGCAGCTGCCGCACCACGAATCGATACTCGAGGGCTCGGTCGAGCTCGGCGAGAAGGCGATCGAACTCGCCCGCCGCGCCGGCACGAAGTCGATGCCGTGGCAGGTTCGTGCACAGCACGCCATCCTCAGCACCGCGCCGGATGGCACGTGGACCCACCCCGACTGCTGCCTGATCGTTCCGCGGCAGAACGGCAAGTCGGAAATCCTGATCCTGCGTTGCCTGTTCGGGCTGTTCAAGCTCGGCGAGCGCATCGTGTACACGGCGCAGCGCTGGCGGACAGCGGAGGACGCCTACAAGCGGCTGCTCGAGATCATCGAGTCTCGGCCGTCGCTCAAGAACCGCGTCGTCAAGAAGACGTGCTCGCAGGGCCAGGCTGTCATCAAGCTCGCGTCGGGCGCCGAGATCACGTTCTGCACCCGGTCGAACGACTCCGGCCGTGGCCTGACGGTTATCGACCTGATCATCTACGACGAGGCGTACAACCTCACCGACGGCGAGATCGCGGCACTGTCGTTCACTCAGATGGCGTCGCTGAATCCGCAGACCATCTACGCATCGTCGGCGGTCAACCAGGAGCAGCACGCCAACGGCCATGTTCTGGCCGGTATCCGCCGCCTGGGCCTCGCTAAGGGTGAGGGTCTGTACTTCGCCGAATACATGGCGCCGGAGGAGATGCCGCGCGCCGACGAGGCGACGTGGCAGTACGCGAACCCGTCCTATGGCGTCGTCCAGACGGCCGCGAAGGTCCGCAAGATCATGCGCGGCATGAACACCTCGGCGGGCCGTAAGAGCTTCGACGTCGAGGCCCTCGGCCGCGGCGATTGGCCGAAGGACGAAGACGACGTCGAGGGCGTGATTCCCGCGGGGGTGTGGAAGACGATGGAGAATTCGGCTCCCACTCTGCGCGGCCCGATCGCGCTGGCGTTGGACATGACACCGGACCGAAAGTGGTTGTCGATTGCCGCGGCGCAGCGCACGGACGAGGACCGAATTCACGTCGAGGTTGGTTACCACTCGGCGCCGACGCCGCAGACCGTCGCGATCATCGCGAAGCTCATTGCCCGCTGGGACCCGTGTGCACTGATCATCGACCGGCAGTCGCCGGCCATGTCGCTCGTGCCCGACCTGCTCAATGCCGACATTGAGGCTGAGACGACGACCGCGACGCAGATGGTGCAGGCCTGCGGTGGCTTCTACGACGACGCCATCGCCCAACTACTCGACCACACCGGCGACCCGCTGCTCGAGGAGGCGCTCGCCGGTGCCACACAGCGGGAGCTGCCCGGCGGCGGGTGGGCGTGGAAGCGCACCGGCCCGACACCGATTGCCCCATTGGTCGCTGTATCGCTCGCGCATTACGGCCTCGTGACTTACGGCACCCGCGTGGTCGTCACGCAGAAGCTCGCCTACATCAAGACCGCCCCCGCTGCCCGAAACGTCAGCACGGGCGACCTCGCAACCGCTGGATTCTGAGAAGGAGGTGACCCGAATGGCCAAGCCCACCGCACCTGTCAAGGCTGCCACCTCCGAAATCGGCTATGCCGTCGCCAACCCTGGCGATTTCTGGCTGATGGACTCCGAGACGACGCCCGAGCTGCGCTGGCCGCTGTCGTCACGCGTCTACGAGATGATGCGCCGCCAGGACGCGCAGATTACGTCGATTTTGCGCGCAATCACGCTGCCCTGCCGCCGCGCACTGTCCGCCGCGTCGATCGACCCCACCGGCGTCCGCGACGAGGTCGTGCAGATGGTCTCGGACGACCTGCGGCTGCCGATCAAGGGCGACGAGACCGCAAATCCGGTCGCGACGCGATCGAAGGGCCGCTTCTCGTGGTCCGATCACGTGCAGATGGCGTTGTTGTGCACGCAGTACGGCCACATGTTTTTCGAGCAGGTCTACCGGATCGACGAAAACGGCTACGCCCGGCTCGCCAAGCTCGCTCCGCGCATGCCACGGTCGATCGCGAACATCAAGGTTGCCCGCGACGGCGGCCTGGTGTCGATCTCCCAGCACGCCATGGGCCTCGGATTCGCTGCCGGCGGCGGAATGGCGGGCGGATTCGGCGGAATGGCCGAGATTCCGGTGTCTCGGCTGGTCGCGTACATCAACGACCGTGAGGGCGGCGACTGGATCGGCAACTCGGTGCTGCGTCCGGCCTACAAAAATTGGATCATCAAGGACAAGCTCTTGAGGGTCCAGGCGCAGACCATCGACCGCAACGGCATGGGCATCCCCGTCTATATGGCAGGCCAGGACGACACCGAGGAAGGCCTCGAGGCGGGCCGCCGCATGGCGACTGACTACCGCGCAGGCGATTCCTCCGGTGCGGCACTGCCGTTCGGCGCGAAACTGCGCCTTCTCGGCGTCGAGGGTGCCCTGCCCGACGCTGAGCCTGCGATTCGGTACCACGACGAGCAGATGGCGCGCGCCGTGCTCGCGCACTTCCTGAACCTGGGCACGCAGACCGGCTCGTGGGCGCTCGGCAGCACGTTCGCCGACTTTTTCGTGATGTCGCTGCAGACGCTCGCGCAGTCCATCGCCGATACCGCCAACGCGCACATCGTCGAGGACCTGGTCGACCTCAACTTCGGTGAGGACGAGCCTGCGCCGCGGATCGTGTTCGACGAGATCGGTTCGCGCCACGATGCGACGGCCGAGGCCATCGCCACGCTCGCCGGCGCCGGGCTGCTGGTGCCCGATCGCATCCTCGAGCAGACCGTGCGTACCCAGTTCGGGCTGCCGCAGAAGGAAATCGGCTCGCCCGACCCGGAGGCACCGCAGAAGACGCCGCCGCCACAGCCGAACGTCGCGCCGCCCGGCGACGACCCCGCAGACGAAGGAGCGGCCGAGTGAGCCGAGAAGAGCAGTCCCATAACCGCTCGGAGCGCTGGTATCGCATCCAGAACGCCGCCGACGGCACTGATGCGCCCGCCGAGGTGTTCATCTACGACACGATCGGCAGCTGGTACGGCGTTTCGGCCAGCGACTTCGTCCGCGACATCGCCGGAGTCGACAACGACGCGATTACGGTGCGGATCAACAGCCCTGGCGGCGACGTCTTCGATGGCATCGCCATCATGAACGCGCTGCGCGGACACAAGGCCACCATCACCACCGTTGTCGACGGCCTGGCGGCCAGCGCGGCCAGCTTCATCGCCATGGCGGGCGACGAAGTTGTGATGAACCGCAACAGCGAAATGATGATCCACGACGCCAGCGGATTCGCATCGGGCAAGGCGAAGGACATGATCGCCATGGCCGACAACCTCGAGCGCGCCAGCAACAACATCGCCAGCATCTACGCCGACAAGGCTGGCGGCACCGCCGAGGACTGGCGCGCCGCGATGACCGCCGAAACCTGGTACACGGCGCAGGAAGCCGTCGACGCCGGTCTCGCCGACCGAGTCACAGCGAAGGCGGACGACGCCGAAAGCGAAAGCGACGGCGCGAAGGCCAGTTTCGACCTGTCGATCTTCAATTACGCCGGACGTCAGGCCGCACCCGCGCCGACGGCCGTCACTCAAACCCCCTCTGCCGAGCGTGCAGGGGTGTCACCCAACAGAAAGGACGACATCGACATGTCGACCCTTAACGAGGGGCTCCGCAAGGCGCTCGGTATCGACGATGCCGACCTTTCCGACGAGGCCCTGCTCGACAAGATCAACGACGCGCTCAAGGAGCGCGACGAGGCCCTCGAAGCCGCGACCAGCCCGGCCAACGCCGCGCCGAAGCTGCCCGAGGGCGTTGTCGCCATCGACGCCACGACCCTCGACGAGCTGAAGAACGCCGCGAAGCTCGGAACGCAGGCCCGCGAGCAGCAGATCGTCGACCACCGCAACTCGGTGCTCGACGCGGCCGTGCGCGCCGGGAAGTTCCCGCCCGCCCGCCGGGAGCACTTCGAGAACCTGCACAAGGCCGACCCGGAAGGCGCCGAGCAGCTCATCGCATCGCTCGCCGCTGGAACCGTGCCCGTCAATTCGGAGCTGGGCCACGCCGGCGAGCCCGAGGTCAACGCAGAACTCGATGCCGAGCTGTCGGACGTCTTCGCCCGCATCACCGGCTCCGCCTTCGGAAAGGACGCCTGATCATGTCCGAATACGCACCCGTTTTCTTCCCCGCAGACAAAGTCAGCAGCGTTGCGAGCTCTGCCATTACGGCCGGTCAGCTGATCTACACGTCCGGTGACAACACCGTCGCGCCGACGACCGCCGCAACTGGTGCGTGGCTCGGTGTCGCGGCCCGCGACGCGGCGGTCGGTGCTGGCACCACCTACTACACCGAGGGCATCCACGAGCTGGCCGCCAGCGGCACCGTCAACGCCGGTGACCTCGTCATCCCGGCCGCCGCCGGTGCGGTCGCCGCAATCGGCGCCGGCACCAACTACTCGCAGGTGGTTGGTGTCGCACTCGCCGCCGCCGCGAGCAGCAAGGTTCGCGTCCTCTTCCGCTGATTCGCAGCCAGTCACATCCCCATGACGCTGCGTAGGCAGCACACGAAAGTAGGTTTCTGATGCCTATCACCAACCCCCCGGTGCCGCCCACCCTGTCGGGCGACATCATCTCCATCTCCCGGTTCCTCAAGGACCCGACCTGGGTGCTGCGCGCACTGCGCACCATCTCCCAGCAGATGTTCATCTCGGACAAGCTGCTCAAGGGGCAGCTCTGGACCGAGTCCGGATCGGTTCTGTACGAGCAGAACGAAACGATCTACGCCGACCGCGCGCCGCAGGGCGTCCAGCCCGGCGCCGAGTACCCGCTGACCCCGATCAGCACCGGCCCCGGACAGACGGCCAACACGATCAAGTGGGGTAACGACGTCATGCTCTTCGACGAGTCGATCTCTCGTCAGAAGTTCGATGTCGTCAACCGCGCTTTCGCGAAGCTGATGAACTCGATGGTTTCGACCATCGACTCGGTTGCGCTGTCGGCCATCAACTCGGCTGTCACGCAGTCCACCGCGGCGTCCGCGTCCTGGGCGACCGGCTCGCCGAACATCCTCCGCGATGTGGCGCTGGCCAAGGCGAACATCATCGGCCTGAAGCAGGGCTACAACCCCGACACCGTCTTGTGTGACCTGACCACGTTCGCGAACGTGATCAGCGACCCCAAGCTGTCGCTGCTCATCCCGCGCGAGTCCACCGACACCCCGGTCTTCACCGGCAACATGGCGAAGATCGCTGGCATGACGTGGCTGACCAGCCCGAACCTGCCGACGTCTGGTGTGGCGACCATTCTCGACTCGAACGTGTTCGGCGCGTTCGCTGACGAGAAGTTGCCCGCGCCCGGATACACCGGCGGCGAGGACGGCGTCCAGGTCAAGACGATGCGCGAGGACGGCGAAGATGCATGGCGCATCCGCTCGCGGCGCATCACCGTGCCGATCGTCCTCGAGCCGGCCGCGGCCTGGAAGATCACGGGAGTGTCGGCATGAGCTTCCTGGTTGTCGCCCCGCTGGCGCTGGCGAAGGACCAGGAAGGCGCCGTGCACTACCACTACGAGGGCGCTGTCATCTCGTGGCTGGACGACGAGACGGCCGAGCACCTCATCGGCAACGGCATCGTCGAGGAGATTGACGACCCCGCCCCCGTGGTCGTCGACGACGAGGGCCCGGCCGACCCCGCTGGGGACGACGGCGGCGACGAGATCAAGCGCCCCGCGAAGACGGCACCGAAGCCCGCATGGGTTGACTACGTCGTCTCGAAGGGTGTTGACCGCGCCGAGGCCGAGAAGCTCGAGAAGGCCGAGCTGATCGCCCTGGCCGAAGGCTGAGGAGGAGCGCGCCATGGCAGCATTCGCCAGCAACACCGACGTATCCGGCACATGGCGCGCTCTCTCGGACGCCGAAACCGCCTACGCCGACCTCCTTCTCGACGCCGCGGCGTTGTGGATTCGGAACCGGCTGCCCGGCATCCTCGATTCCGACCCTGCGGCCCGAATCGTGTCCATCGAGGTCGTTCGGGCTGCACTGCAGAAGAACAAGCTCGAAGGCCTCAACACGTACACGCGCACGGTCGGCGGCCGAACCGAATCGTGGACCGGCGCACGTACGGCGACATCCGAAGAACTGGCACGGACTCTCGAATTCAGCGAGTACCACCAGCAGCTCCTCGGCATCTGGAAGCCGAAAGCCGGGCCCCGCTACACGATGGGCAACGCGTACTGCGGCGTCGACCCGATTCGGCTGCCCAGCACCGAATGGGGCATTTCGTAGATGACCGCACCATTCCTCGGTAACGACACCCTGGTCGTTACCGCAGTGACGCCTGTCCTCGACACGAACGGTGACCCCGTCGTCGATTCGCTCGGTGTCGCGAAGACCACCACGTCGAGCGTGACCGTCACCGGCGGCTTCGAGCTGGATTCCTCCCAGGAAGAGAACTCGAACGTCCAGCGGACCGAGCTACACGGCCGCGCCTGGCTTCCATGGGGCACACAGTGCGACGCCAAGTCGCGGATCACGTGGCAGGGCATCGAATTCGAGATACAGGGCCCGATCCGGCCATGGACCGACCTCGACGGCAACGGCGATCACATCGAACTCAACTGCATTCAGTGGAAGGGGTAGGTCATGGCACTCGGACAGATGGGCCTGGTTCTCGCCGAACTCGAACTGAAGGGCGAGCAGTTCCTCGCCACCTCCACAGTCCTCAAGGCGCGCATGCTCGAGCTCGCCAAGAAGGGCGAGGAGCACGCCAAGAGCATCGCCCCGGTCGGCGAGCACGCGCACACGCTCAAATCCGGGTACCGCGACGAGCCTGGCGACTACAAGGATTCGATCGAGGGCCTGGTCATGATGAAGAACGGCCGCTGGGTCGGACGTGTCATCGCCCGCGACTACAAGGCGCACTGGATCGAATACGGCACCAAGAAAATGCCGAAACAGGCCGTCATGCGCCGCACCGAGGAGTGGCTCAAGGGCGGCGGCGCGTGACCGTGCCACCCGGTGCACTGACCTTCGCGAACAGCGAGGCGGCAGTCGTCGCATTCCTTCGGTCGAAGGGATTCGGCTCGGTGTCCGTCGAGGGCCCGGCGAACACCTTCCCGCACATCATGGTCACCCGCGTCACGGGTGGCGACAACCGATTCACCGACCACGCGACCGTTGACGTGGAGGCATTTCACTCGTCCCGATCCGCGGCAGCCACCGCAGGCCGGGCAGCTCACTACTGGATCACGCAGTTCCTCGACGGGCTGCTGGGCGCGGCAGTGAGCTACACGGCCGATGACGGAACCGCCGTCACGGTCTATATCGACGACGTTCGCACGATCCGAGGGCCAGCCTGGCTCGACTACGGCGACCCGAAGGTGCACCGATACCTCGCGTCGTATGTCGTCGACTCCCGCGTCGATTCAGCACCCCTGTAGAAGGAGATCAAAAGAAAATGACTGCAACCACTTTCGAGGGGCTCTTCACCGGGAACCCCCACGACACGTTCAAGGGCCTCAAGACCGCCGTCTTCGTGAAGGACTACGACCCGACGGTCTCGCTGGCGAACTTCACGCCGTTCGATTCGGCGACCGGAAACTTCGACGGAACGCTGACCACGACGCAGGGATTCGTCTGCACCGGATACACCGACGAGAACGGTCCCGAGTTCAACCCGACCCTCACGACGTCGGACACCAACACCGGCCAGAGCCCGGACGTCCTGCGTAAGGACGGCACCCAGCGCGCACTGTCCGGAATGATCACCCTGCTCGGGTCGAACCTGCCCGTCACGCACGCGCTGCAGCACCAGCTGCCGCTCGCGTCGCTGCCCAGCGTCGGCACCGCCGGCTACCGGGTCGCACCCGAGGCCGACATCACCCTCTACGACCGCACCGTGCTATTCGTGGCCGTCGACAAGAAGTACGGCGTCGTCGCTCACTCCCTGCTGATTCCGCGGGCTGTGATGACCAAGCCGGACAAGATTGCCTGGAACCGCAAGACCGAGTCGACGGCGAAGTTCACCTTCGAGTCTCAGATCGAGGCGTCCACCGGCCTGCCTTACGTGTACTTCATCGACGGCCCCGGCTGGCGCGCACTCGGTGGCACCACCGGCCTCCCCGGTACCCCGGTGGGAACCGCGGGTGCCACCGGCGTCGTGTCGCTGGCGTTCACCGCGCCGACCACGCCGAACGGACCGTTCACGTACAACGTGTTCGTCGATGCCAGCACGACTCCGGTCGATCCTGCGAACGTCGTTGTCGGCGGTACCACCGCGAACCCGGTCCTGACCGTCTCCGCTCAGGTCGCCGGCCCGCACACCTACAAGGTGCAGGCCATCGGCTCGAACCTGTCCACGTCCGCGAAGACCGCGGCGTCGGGCTCCGTCACCATCACGTAACCCTCCCCAAACCCCCAGGTCGCGCCGTTGTGGCTGCGGCGGCGCGGCCTGGGCTTTAGCAGCCAAATTGCAGCCAACTGAAAGGGAATCATCATGGCAAACCAGAATGTCACCGACCTCGCGAAGTGGCGCGAACAGCAGCTCGAGAACTTCGGCGGCGCAGGCCACGACTTCGAGCTGAGCTGGTCCGACAAGGTCACCGGCGAAGAGCGGCACGAAACGTTCACCGTCAACCACCCGCTTTCGCTCGAGGAAGACCAGAACGACGCCGTCGATGCAGCGAAGGGCACCGTGGCACTCGCCAAGGCGCTCCTGAACACCGAGGCCGACCCCGATCGGCACTCCCGGTTCATCGATGCCGGTGGCCGCTCCGGTGACGTCCTCATCGCATGGCGTCAGATGACGCAGGAGATGAACGGCCCAAAATAGGCGAAGTTCTTGCCCGGCTGGAGATGGCGCCGGAGGAGATAGAGGCTGACATTCAGCACTTCTACCCTGGGCGCCATCTCCGCGAGTGGTATTGCACCACCTTCCCGTTCACTGTGGCGGGCAACCGCGGCCAGGACTACGTCGACCGTGTGAGCGCCCGCAATGAGGGCATGACCTCGCGCGAGCTGCACGTGCTCATCGAGAAACTACCCGAGGATTCTCAGACGTCCCGCAAGCTGAAATCGGCGTGGACAACGCTGGAAACCATTGCGGTGCGCCATTTCAACGCATTCGGCTCGACAGTCTTCCAAGAGGGCTCGTACGAAATCGAGCCCGGATCATCCGTCACCAGGGTCGCTCCGCGGTACGTCCTCGACCTGGCAGCCGAAGAGGCCGAAACCCAAGTCGACGAGCAGATCTCCGACAGGGAACTGCAGGCGATCGTGCACGGCGACATGAACCTGTCCGACCTGACATAAGGAGGTGCCCGCGTGACCGATGGCGTCTTTTTCGACATCGCAGCCAGGCTGATCGGCATGGAGGGCGTCGCCACCAAGATGGTCAAGGACGGCACGGCGGCCGGTGAGCAGACCGGCAGGGCCATGTCGGAATCCCTCTCGCAGTGGGTCACCGCGGGCACCGGCTCGATGACGGCGTCCATGGAGAGGCAGATCAGCGCAGCGACGGCCACCCTCGAGCGAGCGTCGGCGGCGGTAGTCAAGTCCAAGGACATCGTCGCCGACGCCTCCGGGCGCGTCATGGTCGCCGAGGCGAAGGAGAACGAAGCGCGGCTGAAGTACGCCGCAGACTCATCGAAGTATATCGCGGCGTATGAGAACCTCGAGCGCGTCAAGCGCCAGCAGGTCGCCGCTAGCGCCGAGGTGGTCGCGGCGACGAATAGGGAGGCTGCGGCACAGGAAGCGCTCATCGCGCGGCAGGACACTGCCGTTGCGAGTTCTGCCGCGGCCACTGGATCGGCAGCGACGGCCATCAAGGGCGCGGCGCTGATCGGATTCGGCGCGTTCGCCATCGGCGCGGCCGAGGCCACCAAGTCGGCCGGTGACTTCCAGGAGTCGCAGGTACGCCTCGTCACATCGGCTGGCCTGTCGAAGGACGCCTTGGCGGGCGTCTCGGACGGCATCCTGAGTCTTGCGGGCCAGGTCGGCGTTTCGGCCGAGGAGCTCTCAAAGGGCGCCTACACGGTGTCGTCGGGCATGGTGCATCAGTCCGACGCAACGAAGGATGCTGCGAACGCGCTGTCGATCCTGAAGGCGGCATCCGAGGGTGCCAAACAGGAAGGCGCCGAGGTTGGGACCGTCGCCGACGCGGTGACGACGATCCTGCGCGACTATCACCAGACCGGCGACCAGGCCGCTAATGTCACCAGCAAGCTCGTCACTGCCATATCTCTTGGTAAGACTCAGCTTGAGCCGTTCTCTGAGGCGCTGCACAACGTCACACCGATGGCATCGACGATGGGTGTCTCGATCGCTGACGTGACCGGAACGCTGGCCGAGATGACGGCACACGGCGTGCCCGCGGCGCAAGCCTCGCAGAACTTGGCCTCAGCCATGCGCAGCCTGCAGAACGCGCAGGGTCCGGCGCGGCAGGAGCTTGAATCGTTCGGCATCACGGCAACACAGCTAAACGACTCCATCGGGGAGAAGGGTGTCGCAGGGACGCTCGAATGGCTCTCTGAAACGGTCATGAAGTCGATGGGGTCGGACGGCAAGGTACTCCTCGACTCCTTCCATTCCTCGACCGACGCCGCACATAACCTGGATTCCGCCATCGGTCAACTGAACGGGCCGCTGAAAGACCTTGCGGTGCAGTTCAATGCTGGCGATATCGGCGTTAAAGAGTTCACGAAGGGTGCAGACGCGCTCGGCGGCGAGAACCGTAATACCGCGAAGTCGATCGTCGAAATGAAGGACAAGGCCGAGGGCTTCACGACGACGATGAAGAACGGCGGCGCGCAGTCGCAGTCCTATACGACGGCGATGACGAAGCTCCTCGGCACCGTCGAGGGCGTGAACACAGCCTTCATGGTAACGAAGGAGAACGGGCCGGAAACCGCCGAGGCAATCAAGAAGATCGCGGAGTCATCCGGCGACGCAGAGGGCAACGTCAAGGGCTGGGAAGAGGTTCAGGGGAATTTCAATCAGAAGCTCGCAGAGTTCAAGGACGGCATCGGTGCTGTGGCGATCAAGATCGGCACCGATCTCCTTCCTGCCGCGACGAGCATGGTGGGGGGACTCAAGGACGTCTCGGACTGGCTCGGGAACAATAAGTGGGCGGTCGATACCTTCCTGATCGCTGTCGGCGGCGTGGCTGCGGCGTTCGTGACCTGGAAGGCTGTCTCCGCCGCGTGGACTGTCATGAGCCTCGGCATCGACGCGGCGACGTGGGCCATGGGCCTATTTGCTGTCGCGGAGGATGGCGCCGCAGTGTCTGCGGGCGGCCTGGCTGCCGCGCTGGCGGCCACTGGTATCTCCGAGATCGTCATCGGCGTCTCAGCTCTCGTGGCCGGTTTGATCGCTCTAGGCGCGGGCGTGAAGTACGCCTATGACCATTGGGGCTGGTTCCACGATGCCGTGGACAAGACATGGAAGGTGCTCAAGCAAGCCTGGGATTGGATCGCCAATTTCGCCACAGGCGCATGGCATTGGATTCAGGACCTCTGGGATAAGACGGCCGGCTTCCGCGACTGGCTCGCGGACACGTTCGCGAAGGTATGGGATGCGATCAAGGACCCGATCGCCAGCATCCGTAAGGCCTGGGACAACCTGGTCGACGGCGTCGAGAGCGGCCAGCTCTGGAGGCATGTGCTCGACCTGGGCGACAAGGCCGCGAGCACCGTTCACGATTGGGCCACCAATAT